GTTTTCCCTCTCGTACAACGAATGCTGTTAAGCATCCGGTGCTATGACCTCTTTTTGGTCTGCATCTGATTACCCCGCGCAAAAACTATTCTACCCAAGACCTCGGAAACTGTGAGGTTCGGGCATTAGGACTAGCATAATGTTCTGCCTAAGCTGTCGTAAAGGAAAGCTTCAAGACAGATAAGTGGGACAAAGTGTATATTAGGAATGATGCCCCTCATAAGATCGAGGGACGAAGTAGGCTAGGTCAGGAATCGGTTACAGAGCCTCTGGTAATAATAATACCGGCACTCAAGTAATCCGATAACCCCAACTGGGGGGAAGGAAGGCGGATACAGGGAAAATCCAAGTACCTGTCTATGTTAAGTACGAGCCCTCATTTGGTTTGTCAAATAGAGAACCCGTCTAACTCTGAAAGGAGTTGGAAGTGGGTCTTGATGATGCTATCGGAACCTTGATCTGCTTGTATGGGGTTTACCATACTCTGCTGATAAGGTTCCTGGAGCCTAGGACTGCAATCCACCTTAATAGGGGTGCCTGCAGCCCGCATGGCCTGAGATAACATCAAGGGGCCCGGTGTCTCACCGGACAGCTTACTATGCGGAAACTGAATTTCACCAATAACGCCCTGGGTCTTACTCAGCCCAGGTGATTATTGCGTAATTATAGAAGAGGACGCGGGACGGTATGACTGCATTCCGAAGGCTTTATCCGGAAGCCAGTGCATGATTGCCCCACCTTACTCTCTTCGTAGGCAACGAGGCCTATGTTCTATAAGGTTGTTTTGGTTTAAATCTATGGCGTGAGCTATGAACCAGCAAGGGGATTGACTTTGGAAAGTCTCTACCTACTGCGGAGCAAAAGTCGCGAGCTTAGACAACCCTCCCTATGGGGGGAGTACAATACCTGTAACAATAATTACCAACAATGAATCAACTCTTCTCAAACAAAGCGATTAAGTCTTTGTCGAAGAAGGCGGCTATTGTGAATGGCATGATCTGAAGAAATTCGGGTCGCCCACTGATTAACCTGTTTATTAAGGCAGGTCATTCGGTGGTAGGTTCTAGTAAGTCATGAGTACGTGTATATAAACACTATGCCTATTTTGTGTATAGACTATATAAGAGAGGGGGCCTTCAGTATGTAGTTATCTACCTGAAAGCCTGCTCTGTACTCCTTCAGCAGGCTGTTGGGGGGGAAGTAATTCCTTCCACACAGTCTCTGGGGGCAGCTGTAGCGAGAACAAAGCACGGGATTCCGCGCATTATTCCTGCACTTATGCGTAAGAGAATACTCGCCCGTGAAACGGCGGTTATAAAGGTCTTTTTGACATTATTCGGTTTATACCGAGTCATCGAGTACCCTGGGAAGTTAAAGTTGAAAACTATAACTACCCCTCCTAAGGAAGACATTCCTATTCAGGAATGGTACGTTTTCTTGCGTACCGTTCTGATGCCAATGCTGCTCAAAATCTGAGGTAAAACCTCAGCTCTTGTTGCAGCGCTGACATCTGAAGCGTATAGAGCAAGATTTGTAAAGGATCAAATGCGTGCTGTTCCTTTCCTCCTTTTCAAAGCATCTCCGGCATTGCCCGAGAAAGGTCCTGGGCAGATCCCCAAGATCTCTACCTCTTTCGATGGTATTGTGGGTAGCGCGTTCTCATTATTCAAGCACGGGACAGTTTGACCCGCGTTTGAAGCATGAGGGCGTGCCACCGGTAATACTCACCTCTTGAACTGGATTGAAGAGTACGCACTCTGAGCGAAGAAACACTCAGAGGCCGTACCTCAACCCCCGTCAGTGGTTAAAGTTAAATGACAACGCCGTGCGTGGGAAACATATGAGTTCCTGCGTAAGGCGTGATGGTCAGATTTCTCTAAACCTCTGTATGAGAGTCGTCCAATTGGTGGACTGGGATTCAAAGAAGAACCCGCTGGAAAGGTTCGAGTTTTCGCGATGGTTGATTGCTGGACACAGTGGATTTTGTATCCATTACATAAAGCAATCTTCCAACTATTGGCACAGATTCCACAGGATGGAACGTTCGATCAGTCTAAGCCCGTTCACTTTTTATTAAGAGAACTGGAGAAGAGGGGTCTTAAGCATACGTATTGCTATGATCTCTCCGCTGCGACTGATAGACTCCCCATCATGCTCCAGGTGACGCTTCTCTCTTTCTTTATAGGAGAGGGATTGGCCAATGCCTGGGCTTGCATATTAGTTGGGCGTGGGTATACGTATAAACATCATAAAACTGGTGTTTCCCATACTCTCTTTTATGCATGTGGACAGCCAATGGGTGCGCTGTCCTCTTGAGCCATGCTGGCATTAACGCACCACTGTATTGTGCAGTGGGCGTGATACCGTGTATGTCTCAAGAAGGGTAACCCTTATACATGGTTTGAGCTTTACGCCGTTCTTGGTGACGACATCGTCATAGGTGATGGTGCTGTTGCCAAAGAATATCTAAAAGTGATGGAAACTATTGGGGTGGAGATTTCTCTTGCAAAGAGTTTAGTCTCGAACTCGAGAACTGTCGAGTTTGCAAAGAAATTCTTCACGCCTGATGAGGCCACTCCGATCCCATTCCGGGAGTTACTTGTTGCTGAAAGGAATTCTTCAGTTTTACTGGAGTTTGCCCGTAAG